CTGCCGGGAGCTCGAAGGCTAACGGTGTCGGTCGAGACGACATGAGCAAGTACGCTGGCTTCTGGCTCAAGGGAGCTCTCTCGGCCACCCGGACTGCGGGAGGCATGTTCGCTGTCGAGAACACCTACGGCAGCGACCTGATCATTGACCGGGTGATCATCTTGGTCACTTCCGCCTCCTCCTCGTCCTCGGCTGCCAGTATTGGTATTGCAGCCAACGCTACGACATCGTCAAACACCCTCCTCGACAACTTTGAGTCGGGTGGTCAGGGCATCTACGACAACATCGACAACAAGGGGTCGGCTGGCAAGACTAAGGCTAAGTGGGGCACGGGTCAGTTTGTCACGGGCTCAGAGGCCACAGGAAACATCACCGGCATCGTCGGGACCTACGCGATCCACGCAATCGACATGAACTAATCAAGGCCGGCTAGCGAGCGCCGGCTACATCGCCATAGGAGACTCGAATGGCACGTTCACTACCTCTCTTCATCAAGCCGACCTCTGAGTCGGTCACCACCTCGGCCTCGACCCCCGGCTCCACGTCTGCTCTGACCTGGGCCGACGCTGGCGTCCAGCTCGTCGGAGTCACCGCTAAGCTGGCCTCCACGGGCGGCAAGGTCACCCTGAGCGTCTACGACGGTGCGGCCCTCGCGACTGCTCCTCTGGCCTATCAGGTCGAGTTCGACTTCACGAGTGTGACTCAGACCTCGGACGTGCAGGCGACTCCCATCCCGATCTTCGGAGCTCCCAGCTACACGGTGCAGTCCGATGCCACGGGTGCGAGCAAGGCTTTCTCTTTCGAGATCGCCTTCCAGAAGATCAGCATTGAGAGCTGATCGTGGCGAACACCGTCAAAGTACCTGGTGGCTCATCGAGCGCTAAGGTTCCCCCGGCCCCTGCAGGTGGTGGTGCGGCTGCAGTTGCGTGGACAGAGGAGGTCAACGCTGACTTCACCTCTCTTTCCACCCAGCAGTTCGACCATGACGACACGTTCACACTCGGCGGCGCAACGTGGTTAGTTGAGGAGAGCGATGGAGGGGCTACTCGGGGAGTTGTCGAGGCAGTGAGTGGCAGTGGGATCAAGATCACCCCGACCGGCAGCGGCTCAAACATCTACACTCACCTCAACCTTCCGGTGGTGAGCACGAAGCTGGCAGATGTTTGTACTGACTTTACCGACAAGGATCTGGTCTGCGTCCAAGCCTTCTTTAGCCAAGCAGTCACCCCTGCAGCCAACTTCGACGGCTTCGGTGGGGTCATCTATGAGGCCGCAGATAGTGGCGAGCTCGACGATGTCACCGGGTGGTTCGTCTATGACAAGTTCTACAAGGATGGCAATCAGGTTTGGAAGGTGGGCTCGGGTTCCGGCCAAGGTGTCGAGACAAACGAGTCTGGGTCAGCCCCGACTACCATCGAGATGGTCTACTCCTTCTGGAGCAACTACGGGACAGGCGGGCACTCTGCCTCGGCAAGCACAAGCCCAGCACCGTTTAACACGACATCTAACCTGGGCTATGTCACGACCTACACGAGCAGCGCTATCGGGCGAAGTGGAACCTTCACTGGGCCGACTAGAACGCTCACTGCAGCGAAGGCCAGATGTGGCTTCGGGGCCTTTAAGGTTTCCTCTGGTACGAGCTTCTATGTCTTCCTCAAGCGCATCAGGATTCTCAGAGCATCGGGTGATGCTGGAGGCTTAGGATAATCATGGCGAACTCAGTCAAAGTACCCGGCTCTGCAAGCACCGTCAGCGTCCCCCCTGCACCTGCAGCCGCTGCTGCGGAGCTCTGGGAGGTTCTTTACGACGTAGACCTTACGGACGCCTCGAACTACTCAAACACGGGTTCGCTTAACACGAACGACACCACGGCGATTAGTGGGGTCACATGGACCGCCAAGAACGGTGCGAACAGCGTCTATTGCGACGACCTCAAGGTTGTCAATGGCACCGGCTTTCAGGTCCAGTTTGGGACGGGGAACACCGACTCCAGGCAGTCTACTTCGACGCAGACAAGCCCTAGAATCCAGACCAACATCTCCAACTTCTTTCCAGGCAGCGATCCCCTGTCGTACAAGGACACTGTGGCGATTCAGGTCTTGACCTCAAGTGCTTCGTTGTCTCAGGACTATCAAGCCTACGGACTGACAATCTCGGATGGGGCCTCCTCAACGACGAAGTGGATATGCAACCGCGTCCTCTACTACAACAATTTCACCGGCACCTACAAAATCGGTACCGACTGTGAGATGGGCGACGCGGCCCGCTACAGCCTCTCGCGCGCAGGAATCCAAAACGAGCCAGGCTTCCACGAGATGGTCTGGTACGCAGGTTCCGCTGGCTTTGCTATCGGTGCAGATGCTAGTGCTGCGGTTAGAGACCCCTTGACTAGCACCCAGACCCAAATCTTTGGACTGATGGACTACGGTGCAACCACTGACCCTTCAGCGACCCCAAACCTCGACATCACTACAAGCAACGCGACTGTGATGCTGACCGCGCTCTATGACGATCAGGCTAATCCTCAGCCTGCATGGAATGCGACCTTCACTAGGATTCGCGTGCTTCGGAGGAAGATCACATGACCAAGGACCAAATCATCCAAATGGTGACGCTCCTCATCCCGACGCTAATTGCGGTGGGTGGGTTCATCTCCGTTCAGGAAAGCACTGCGGCTGACGTGGTGGCTCTTGAGGAGGCGATGTCGGTCCACTCGAGCCTGCCCTCGCACCCGGTCGGGGCCAGCCAGATGGACTCGATGCGAGAGGAGCAGCGCGTCATGCAGTCGGATCTCGTGACGGTTCGGGAGAACGTCGCTGCTATTTGCGCTGCAACCGGAGCTCGCTGCAAGTAATGCTGCACCCCATCCTGCAGCGCGTCGAGGCCATCGGCGGCAAGGTCTTCACCCAAGGGGACTGGAACCTTAACCTAGTTGGGATCCGCAACCCTGCAGGCACGCCCAACAAGTTCGATGACGAGATGCACGTCCTTTACAAGGATGGAGAGCAGTGGGTTGACCGTTGGTGGCCCATCACCACAGACCCTGGCACCTACTGGCTTGAGCACCCGATGAACAAGTTGGGCACTGCTGCAGTCGTGGCTGACCATCAGTACCCTGGTGTATGGGCTCTCGGTAAGCACCGGGGGCAATACGAGGCATTGGTTCAGGTTGGTCCTATCTCTGTCCATCGAGACGACAACGAAGACGCGAAGGTGGACTACCGGGAAGACAACATCCAGACCGGCCTCTTCGGCATCAACTGCCATCGAGCCACGTCGTCAGAATTTGGATCTGTAAATGTGGATAGGTTCAGCGCCGGTTGCCAGGTTTTTGCTAATCCTCATGACTTTGATCGCTTTATGTTGGTTTGCAACACTCAAGCTGAAGAGCGCGGCTGGAAAACTTTTACATACACGCTCCTCAATGGTGGATGGTGACGACTTCCGCGAGCTGCTGACGTTCACTGCTATTGTGGCAGTCGTCTTGTCGCTGATTGTGTTCAGAACTTGTTTCGGAGTCTGATGTGGAAAAGTTTGTTTCGAGGAAGCTCATCCTCACCCTGGTTGTTGTCATTCTTGTCGCTGGGTCCGACATGCTAGGCCTCGGCCTTAGCGATGAGACCCTGTCCTCCCTGACGACGATGGTCCTGTCCTTCGTCGGCGCTCAGGGCCTCGTGGATGTCAGCGAGGTCATCAAGTCGGGCAGGAAGATCGCGGCTGCAGTCGAGGAAGTGAAGGAGGCAGCTAGCGATGAGTAAGAAGGACCGACGCATTGAGAAGCGCCAGAAGGCTGCAGACTTCCTGAACCAGCACAGCGGGTTCGTGATGGACCAGCTTGTCGATGTCATCTCTGACCTGTCCCCAGAGGTCGAGGGGCTCAACCACTTTGAGCAGGATGCTGCTTTCGCTGCGGAGCTCGCCCACAGGATCGACCAGGCGATCAACTTCCCCGACCCCATCATGGAAGCACTGGACGGGGTGATTAGCTTCTTCGTGGCTCTGGCTGCGCTCGGGATCTACCGCTCGGTAGCCCGCAAGGAGAAGCTCCGTGGCAAGCGTCTCGACAAGCTCCGGTCGAAGCTCAAGGAGAAGGGTCCTCGGATGGCGAAGGCTGCGCGGTTCCGCCTGGCTAAGCGCATCGAGCGGCTCGAAGCGAAACAGTGAGGGCTTTCTGGGAATCCCTCCTGAAGGGGCTGACGTTCCGTTGGTAGCTCTCTGACTCTCAAGCACCGGAGATGTCATGGCTTACAAGAAGAGATGGTTCCAGCTCGCCTCGTGGCGCAATGACGACCGTCGTCGTGCTCGGATGGCCCGCAGGTTTAGTGCGGCCACATGCTTGAAAGAGCACCGGGGGACTCTGATGAACCTGCTCGGAGAGGTCGTTCTAGACCTTTACGAGGAGATCTACGCTCTCCGGACTAAGAGGTCTCGGGAGGGCGTGGTCCTTGTCGAGTACTCCATCAGGCTTGAGCAAGCGCTCAACCTCTCGGACGACACTGAGTGGGAGCAGATTCGACAGTACGGTCTCGACCCGATTGAGATTGCCGTAGTGGCCTGCCCCGCCTGGTTCGCCCTGTGCGCGAAGCACAAGCAGGGCTACATCGACCTTGAGCGCATCCAGTTGGATCTAAGGAAGCAAGCTCGCCCTCTGGCTATTCGCTTCGCGGGAGAGGTTAAGCGTCAGGGCGCAGCCTTCCTCTACCGGTTCGGCTAGTGGCTGACTGCACGCTAAAGCAAGGTAGTCGGGCGGTCATGCTCAAGGATGGGGAACTCCGCTACCAGCGCAAGACCCACGACATCTCGGACTGCAGTTTAGAGACGGGCTCGGTCATCCGCATCTATAGTGAGGCCCCAAGCGAGCGCGAGGCTGACCGAATACTGAGGAAGAAGAAGGACAAGCCGATGGAAGAGGAAGAGATCGAGACAGTCGAGGAGATCCCAGTCTCCGCAGAGATCGAACAAGCGACGACCGTAGCCTCGGACATCGGGGGTGAGTACGCTCCGGTCCTGGCTATCGTCCTTGCACTGCTCGCTGTCCTCGGTGGGAAGAAGGCGTGGTCCTTCTACTCTGAGCGCGCAGAGCAAAAGCACGAGCTCGAACTGAAGAAGCTCGAGATGCAGCGAGACATGGCAGGTGCAGGCTCTGCGCCTCCTCCGTCGTGTCAGGCTGTCTACACTAAGATCGAAGCATCTCTCGAAGAGACTAGGGCGAAGGTCGCCTCGCTAGAGAAGCGTCTCGTCGTGATTGGCGATGACTTCGACTCGGAAGACATCGAGCGCAAGGTCAAGCGACTCCAGAAGGCTGTCCGAGAGCTACAGGACGACTCTTCGGTCTAATGTTCCTGTGGGGTCTTCTGCTCCTGGCACAGGCTACGAACCCCGTAGTCACGAAGCTGGTCATGGAGCCCGACTGCTACATCCCAGCCGCTCCCCCGTGCATCCCGTTTGATGACCCGCGATGGAAGGTCGAGGGCTGCAGGATTGACGACGGGGCGTGCTTTGTCCTCGGAGTCGAGGCTAAGCGCCCGGAGATCTGGGCCACCTTGTCCATCTCCCCTAGATGCGGGGACAGCCAGTCTAGGTCCAGACTTAGAGACTTTGCGCTCATCACCCTCTTCGACTCGGGCTACAACTTCTTCTCCTTCGAGGAGAGGGTCGTTAAGTGCTCGAAGAAGGGGTTTGTCGATGTGAGGCTGCTGATAGAGAGGCCTGACAAGTGACTACTTAGATCCCTCTTTGTAGACCACAGCCACCGTCGATGGTCCGATGTGGCCTACCTGCCAGACAAACCATGCGTAGGAGCTCGCATCCGTCTTCGAGTCCCCGGTAAAGCTGGGTCTCTTGCCTAGGACGTAGACGGACTTGAGTTCCGAGTCAGGGCCTACTAGGTCCATCCTCGTTCTGGAGCTCCCTAGGAACCCAAGTCGTAGCAAGGCGCAGACCTTTGTCCGGGGCTCAGACCGCTCAAGTGCTGCTCGGACAAACTCTGCGGCTAGTCGGTAGGGAGGGTTCATCACCACGTCAGCTCGGAAGGGATGGACGGTGTCGGGGTCTAGGTAGTCTCCGACAGCAATCGGAGTGTCCAGTGCCTGAGATGCCTGCAGCGCAGTGGCTGCGTCCAACTCCATGCCGTGTACCGTGTGAAACCAGTCCTGTAGGACCTCAAGGATCGCACCGTCCCCACATGCCGGGTCATAGACTACAGGCATCAGAGACTCGCTCTCTAGCAGCAACTCGATACACCACTCAGGGGTCCGGTAGAAGTCCCTAGGGTTCCGCTCTCGTCCTCGTCCTGTAGCGCTCATTGCCCCATCCCGGCGACCACTGCGACTGCGAGAGCCTGCCAGGCGTGCGAGCTGACCCCGTAGAGCGGACCTGGCTCCTTCTTCGTCCCCTGAGCCTTCCTGCGCTCCCCACCGTGCATCTCGATAAGCCTCTCGCGCACCAGAGCGTCTCTGTTGCCCTTTCCGGTCACGTCCAGGCCTCTCAGTACCTCTCGACGGTAGATGAGCACTGTGGGCAGTCTGAGGTCCTCTGAGCACTGCCAGAGCCGACCTACCGTCTCGGACGTTCGGAGCAGAGAGGACCCGGCGATGCCATAGGACTGGACCCGCTCAATCGCCACGAGGCCAGCACGACCTGAGTAGATGTCGATGGTCCTCAAAGCCTCTTCGACAGGCATAGCCTTGTGGGACTCGATGACCTTCTTGTCTCCGGCGTCGTAGACAGTAAAGCCGCACTTCTCGGGTCCAGGGTCGATGCCGACCACGATGCGAGACGGGCCTACCGAATCCTCGCGCTCTTTATAGTAATCAAACCTCATCGTCGCTCCTAGAAAGGTGGTGCTCCACTTGCCTCGAACTCGAATCTGCGCTCTTCGAGGATGCAGACACAGGGGTCGCCCCCGATCTCCTCGTCGTCGTACTCCCCGCAGTCGGAGCAGGGCTTGCAATAGTCGCAGGTCGCGGTGTCAGTCCAACATCTCCGACCACATCGGTAGCATCCGAAGACCGAGTAACCGAGCTCCTCGAGTCGGTCGTAGTTCATCAACCCGCGTCCTCCCAGCCAATCGAGACCTCAACGCCCATGAGCGCCGCTCTCGTGACTTCGTCAGACAAGTCTGGGATGACATCGCTGATCATGTAGGTGCTGTGTTCACAGCGAACCATCTCGCCAAAGCCGGGGAGGCTGAACACCTCCATCACCCTGTCGGCGACCCCGTCCTCGTCAATAGCCATCATTCCAGGGGTCCACCGGAAGGTGGTGCTGTGGGCGACCTCGATGCCCTCGTCGGTAAAATCTCTCATCGTCTGTTCTCCGGTTAAAGGTTATTGGGCTCGTCGCCACCCTTTTCACAGGATGACGTTTTGGGGCGAGCCGTCCCCTAGCACCGCTACTCGGCTGTGACAATGATGCGCGACACAACCCAAACCGAGAGGTGGCTAACAGAACACTGTGCCGCGATCTTAGAAGGGGATCACCTCGTCATCCGGCAGCGGGGCAGACTGGCTGGGAGCGTGAATCTCCTGCGCTCCACCGGGGCTGACGAGCTGGTTGATGTAGACGTTAAGACCTGCCGATCCATTGCGACCCTTCCATGTGTCGCACTTGACCTTGACCACAGCGCCCTTCATCTGAGCCTGGACAGAAGCAAGGTCTGAGAAGCCATGTGCCGGGTCGAAGGGTGGAGGCCCACCGATGGTGTTCTGGAAAAGCTGCAGGTTCATGCGCTTGCGCTCGGGGATCATCTCCGACCACCGCACCAAGAACTTGTCTCGGTGAGCACCGTCCACGATGCGTAGCGTCCACTTGCACTTCCAGGGGGCTCCGTCCCGGCTAAAGGCCATCCAGTCGATCACCTCGCAGGCATAGAAGCCCGCAGGGATCGTCGGGTCCGTCTTGATGTGTTCGGTCTTCGTAGTGTTCGTCTCTTGCACAGAGACATCATCCCAGTAACTCATGTCTATTCCTTCCCACCAAAGGTGTCATCGAATGCGCCCTTGAGCGCGTCAAAGGTCATCTCAATCCGCACGGGCAGCATCTGGCCGGGAGTGCCTCGGCCCTTTGCTTCGTAGCGTGCTTCTCCGTTGTCGCAGGGCTGCGTGATCAACCATCGCTTCCCTGCCTCGTCAATCTCCACTCCGTAGAGGAAGTCGATGGCGCTGTGTAGGATCCCACGTCCCGACCCCGGAAGGTTGGAGCGATGGAGCATCTGCCCCGTCTCAATCATGCGACCATCCACCTTCTTGCGAATCGGCTCGAGCTTCGTGTGCCCGATGAAGAGGGGGCACAGCTTGCGGTTGTCCTTCGCCCGCAGCGAGGCACAGCGGTGGATCCCCTTCGTCCACGTCTGCTTGAGCATGTCCCAGCCCTTGTAAGGGGCCTCAGATACATGCTGCACCCCCAGGTCTGCACAGACCTGCTCAAGGCATCGTGCGTAGAGGTTGTCCACAGTATCCACAACCACAGTGTGGAACGAGTGGTTCGAGTACTCCAGTTCATCCATGACCGCGTTGAAGTCAGCCCAGGTGCGGATTTCGACCTCCGCAGCCTCCATCAGGTGAGTGCCTGGCTCCGTAGCCAAGAACACCGGGTTCGGCCAAGAGTTGGCGAAGGTGGTCTTCCCAGCGCCGGGGAACCCCTGAATCATGTGTCGGGACATCGACATCCCAGCTCGTGGCTTGTGCTTTCCTTTGGGTAGTAAACTCATTGTCATGCTCCTTGCATTGCTTGGGTGAGTTCGGGGTGAAAGTCCTCGACAACGTCGAAGGCTTCCTCGGTGATCGACCTTGCACAAAGGTCGAGGTATTCGCAGCGTCCAAAATTGGCGCAGCTTGAATCGTTCATGATGGGGAACCTCCTGCCTCGACGGATGTCGTTGGCGCGCAGGGAAACCTCCCACATCTCAGCCTCCCAGTCTCGGATCTGGTCGTCAGTCCTCGTGACGTGCTCCTCGTGGAGGAGCTCCGGTCTGGCCATGTAGTAGTCCCGTAGCCTCTGAGCGTACTCCTCCAGGGTCTCGGGCTTCTGCTTCGTCCGTCGCTTGATGGTGGGCTTCTGAACAATCCTGTAGACCACAGTTCTGATGGGCCGTCCTAGGATCCTCGATGCTGCGTAGCAGTAGGCTGACGGCTGGCTCTTCGTCTGCAGGCCCAGGATGTAGTCGGAGGACAGCCTGCCGGTCGTCTTCCACTCTCCGATCTTGTCCTTCCAGAAGCTGTGCTCCCGGTCAGACGGGAACCCATCCATCACCCCACCAAAGTCGTACTTGGATGAGGCACGTCCCTGAGAGCTAAAGACCGGCATCCGGAAGGGAACCTCTCGGTACTCCGGCCAATCAAGCCAGCGATTCAGCGCAGCTCGGGTCATCTCCCTGGCGACAATCGCCATCTCCTCGAGCCGCTCGTTAACGAAACCCTCTGGCATACCGTTGTCCGAACCGTTCCGAATGTAGTCGGCGGCGACCTCTTCGCACTGCTTCTCAATGCCCTCGTGAAAGGCAGACCCGATGCCGAGTGCTGTGGACCTAAAGGGGGACTTTAGGCCCGCGATGTTTCGGAGGTAGTACTTCCTCTCGCAAGACCGCATCCTGCCGAGAGCAGTATTGGTGAGGACGTGGGGGCGTGACTTGAATCTCGGTAGTGTCTTCATTGCTTGTTCCGTTGGCTCGAAGGTTGTGTTCGCAGACAAGGCAGATGGGGCCAGGTCCAAAGGCAGAGCGTTTCCCCACCATCAGTCCGCATCCCCAGCGCTGGCAAATTCCAGCGGGCTTGAATGTATCAACGACTAGGGTCAACAACTGTCCTGGGTTGATCACAGCCAACCCCTGGTGAGCTGACGCATCGCATCGGCGGGGAAGGCCCAGCATCGCGAGCAGAGCCGAACAGCCTGGATGTAGGCATCCTCGTTCGGGCTGTCTCGACGGACATCTGCCACGACACCCCATCCCTCCGTTGACGAGATGTGCCTCGCGCAGGACTGGCAGCGGGGCTCATCTAGGATCATGTTCATCAGGTGATTGGCCATCGGTCCCTTGATGAAGAAAGGCTCGGAAGGTCGGTCACCGAGTGGGGCTGTCAGCCCCCTGTGTTCTTTGCTCATTGTGTGCTCCTAGTGTTTGGCTTTCTGCGCTTGAGCGCGCATCTCATCGCCATGTGAAAGATTGCGGACATAGCCATCACCGGGTTGGTAGTGGCAGAAAGCGGTGCGTGGAGCTCGACCGTTGCGCTGCTTCGCAATCCCCACCTCGAGCAGCTCCGGGGTGTTTGTGGCCGGGTTGTAGGCAGCCTCACGAAACAGGAAGAGGATCCCGTCCGCGTCCTGCTCAAGCTGACCCGACTCACGCAAGTCAGACATCCTTGGCCTACGGTCGCGCAGAGGTCGGTTCTCTAGCTGACGGTTTAGCTGACAAGCCACGATCAGGACGATGTCGAGCTCGTGAGCGAGGGCTGCTAACTCCCTTGACGCCAGGGCAACCTCCTGCTCACGACTGCTCCCCCTGGGAAGCCTCACAAGCTGCAGGTAGTCCACCATCGCGCAGACAATGCCGTGCCGCTGCTTCGCCACCCGGATGGAGGAGAGCAGCTTTGTGAGTGTCCGAGATCGGGTGTCGAGCATCAGGGGGATCCCCGACCAGCGGTTCATCACCTTGCCCGCGCTGTAGTTCGCAGCCTCACTGTTATCCGACCAGTCACCCTGGGCGTCGTGAGCGAAGATTCGGTCACCGATGGCAGTGGTGCCCATCTCGACACTGCAGAAGAGGACGGGTCCAGACTTCCTGGCGATCTTCTCTGCGATGGAGAGCAGGAAGTGAGTCTTGCCCATCGAGGGTCGCGCTCCCACTAGGACGTAGTTGCCCAGTCGAGCAGAGAACTTCGAGTCAAGGTCTCGGAGCCCAAACTCTACGACGGTGTTCTCTTCCTCACCAGATGCAACGCGGACAGCTCGGTCACAAGCCTCACGGGCGATGTCCTCCATTGTGAGGAGGTCTGCGCTCGTCGTCGCAGACTCGTTCGCTGCGATGGCTGCTTGCTGTACCTCACGCATGACCTCTTCGGTAGGGAGCTCATCCTTCGCCATCGCGAGGGCTCGTTCACAGGAACGCACAAGCTCACGTCGTCTGGCGGCATCTAGGATCTTCTCGACGTGCCCCCGCAAGTTCCTTCTAGGGGGCCTAGCCGAGACCACTCGCTCCAGGGTTCCGTTCAGGGCATCGAAGCTATCCCAGGCCCCTCCCTGTCCGATGTGAGGCATGTGACGGTCGAGCAGGGTGGCCTGGTCCGGGGCCATCCCCTGACGCATGTCGTCAATCATCCCTCGGAAGATCGCTCGATGTCCGGGGTAGAAGAAGTGCTCTGGTGTGAGCCCATAGGACTTCAACTCATGCAGCACGCTCTCATCCGAGAGGCACAGTGAGAGGACGCACTCCTCGCTCTTCCATTTAGATGGCTGGCTCATCGCTCGTTCGCCTCCACAATTGCCTTGCCGATGACTTCTGCCATCTTCGGGGGCACAGCGTTGCCCACCTGCATGTACTGACTCTTCTTGGTGCCATGAAATCGGTGACCTCGAGGAAAGTCCTGCAGGATGGCGCATTCCTCCACCGTGAGTCTTCTCCTGCCTGTAGCCAACCAGAGGCTATCTGAGGCTATCGCAGGGCCTCCTTGTGCTGTCCATCCGGTTGACTCCTTGCCGTTGGTTCCCTTGTATTCTGTCGCGCTCACCAGAGCGCTCGGCCTATCTAATAGTTCAGGGTGCTCACCCTTGCGCCACTTTGATCTCACTCCCGACTCCACCCAAGGCCCAGCGTGCCCAATCTGGCTAGCTGGGATCGTCGTGCAGGGCTCATCAGTCAAGTCTCGATAGTTTCGCTTGTGAGCAAGGTCGCTGGACTGAGGGTTTCGGCCACCCCCAATGACGCGGAACATCTGGTTGCCCTTGCCACCGATGGTTGGCGCAGGTTCCTCAGTGCTTGCGGGGCGCTCCTGCTTCGGGTTGTTTGTGGAGTTTCGGCTTCCGCTAATTTCCCCTCGC